ATAGACATGTTATCTGCACGTTCTTTTGACGCAGAGATAATCATGATCTTTCTTTCGGGGTCATTAAATAAAGTCCAAAGAACAAAAGCACCAGTAATCCAGCTCTTACCAACTCCCCTAAACGCCTGTATCTGTAGTCGCTTGGGACCATTCTGCAAGTAATCAGCAATCGCATATTGTGCCCTCGTAGGTGCAGGCAACCCTAGCTCGTGCCAGAGTGCCTGTAAAAACATTTTAAAATCTTGTCTTAGTAATTGTAAACTGTTCATTTATTCTCAAATATTAAATTAGCAAGCATATTAACAGCTACTTTATATGTTAAACCAGAATTATTAAAGATTCTTGTTTGACCATTTGGTAAAATAAACTGAGGTTTTAAAATTTTCTCAGCCATTTCAAAAGCGTCATCCTTATCACTTACTATAGACCATTTAGTTGCATTACGTTTAACTACTTGTTGCATATATTTTTGAGTTTCAGCTATACTCATATTTTCAGATAATGTTTTAATATTAATATCAAGTTGTGCTATTTTAGCAGTTGCATCATCAATCTGATCTTTTATTTTTTGTAACTCTCGTTCACCTTCTATCATTTTGATATATGCGTCTGCATTACCATCTTTCTCAACTTGTTTAATAACTTTAGACATAAGATCAACTTGAAAATCTTTTTTTACATTCAGATAATCTGGTAAATATCCATCGTTATCAAGTTTGTTTAATACAGCTATTAATCCTTCTAAATCTAGTTTAAGATCCTTTTGACTTAACTCACCCATGTCAAACATTGCATTATATATACGTTGAGCGTCGTTAGTTAGGTCAAATCCTCTACGCATTTTCTTAAGAAACTTATCTGTAATAGGTATTCTAGAATTAGGTTCATTCTTAAGTTTAGTTAACGTAGCTTGGTCAAAAAAGTATTCACCAGTTTCGCCTATACCGTTATTTTTATCTCTAATATAAGCATGTTGTATAGAATGTGGAGTTTTAACTGTCTTTGCCCCCGGAACTGGAGCTGTTGTACGCTGACCGGGAAGTGGAACCTTTGTTAAACGTGGCTTTGTTGGCCTGCCAGCTCCTATAAACATTTTTAAGTTCTCCAAACTATCTCCCGCTTGTATATTTTTCTTTAACAAGTGTGCAGTTAGCTTCCACCATTCCTCACTACCATACACTAATCCATGATATAAAGGCAAAGCAGCTTTTAATGGCATAAGATGATGTGGTTGAAAATGTGCATCAGGTATACCTAAAACGTCAAATAACGTCTTATATCTACGCATAAATTGATTTCTAATCTCTTTTTCGTAAGCTTTACCGGCTCTTACTTTACCGGCTGATGTAAATGTACCTATAAAAATTCTATCGTCAGTACCTTTTCTTATTAAGCCTTCGTCTGCGGCTTTTAAATACTGGTTAAAATCAAATACATATTCACCGTCTGTATTTTTAGGCATACGCATACGAGCCATCCAACTATTAACAGCTAATTCTGTTTTTGTATCTCCTAAACCGTAAGATTTCCAACTTGTTATTCTTTGACCTATTTTTGGATCTACAAGAGGTAAGTCATCATAATCATCGGCTTGTATATCTTTCAGTAATTTACCCTGTACATCAGAGTGAACATTATATTTTGCTCTCGCAGCTTCTGCTGGTGAGCTATAGTTACCGTAATATTTTTTGTATGCACGTTTAGCTTGAACTTTTTGTAGTTTTTTACCAGCAGCTGTAAAGCCGCCACCGAAAATACTACCAGTTCCAGCAGCTATAGCCATTTCTGTAGGTGATAAAAGTCTATTTTCATCTATACCTACACGTGTCTGCTCACTAATTAAACTTGTAGCTAATCCACCAGTAATACCACGCTTTACAGAACCAGCTTGACCAACAAATTTAGCTACGCCTTTGCTAGCTCCAATATTCATAAATGGAATCGCACCAGCTGCACCAGAACCTATAACTTCGCCCCAGTTAATCTCGTCTTGTCCATATAAATGTTTTTGTACTAAATAGTTAGTATAAGCACCCTGACCAAAATTGATAGCACCATAAGCAAGACCACTTAAACCAGCTGTAGCTTTTAAAGTAAGTGGATTTAATAATGCACCTGTTAACACATCTGTAGCAATACCGCCACCAACTTCAACTCCAACTCCAGCTAGACGTTTTTTTAAATCAATCTTAGATTCTTCATCAGTCATTACTGTGTACCATTTGTTATTGATAAATCACGTTTTGCCTCATTGTTGTTAATCTTTAAAGACTCGATTAAATCGTTAGTGATTATATTATGCTCTGTTCGGAAAGAGTCAAGATCTGTTTCTCTAAGGTAATCAGAACGTAACATTTTTGTTGCCCCGGGCTGGTTGTTTTTTACTATCTTACCATCTACTACATAAACTTGGTCGCTATATGCTTGTTTTCTTAAAGCAAACAATTCGTCTGATTCTCCTTCAAGTTGATATATTTTATTTTCGCCTACTCTGCTTATTTGTAATGACTCAATACTATTCTTAATCTTCTCTAATTCAAAAGTTTGATAATTTTCCAAATCATTTGGATCAGCAACCCAGTTACCGTGTCTATTATAACCCCACAAGCCTGCACTTGGTGTTTTCCAATCTTTTCTTTCTAGGTCAACCTTTCCACCATAATCTAAATTAAAACGATCTCCTACTTTAAAATCTCTTACCTCTCCAGTATACGGGTTTTGGTATTTCCATCTATTTTCATTTATCCATTCTGCTACGTGGTTATCTTTTATTGTACCACCTTCCATGACCATAATTTCAAAATTTAATTTAGCTATTCGATCATTTAATTGTTTGTATTTTGTTTCACTGCCTATACTAAGATAGTTTTCACTCATGTTAGTACGTTGCTCTATAACATTTGCAAGTTTGATTTTTAGGCGTTTTAAACGTTCCTGTTTCCGTGATAATACACTTTGACTAAGATTAATCCGTTCTTGTGTTCTACTTCTTCCCATTAATTTATGTGTGATAAAATTGTATGCTCTCGGTCTGTAATACCAAATGTCGACCTCATCCAGTCTCTCCAGTTTTTACTACCCTTTTCCTGATTACATCGTCGACATGAGGGTACAACATTCGTCGTAATATCTCGACCACCCTTGCATTTCGGGCGTACGTGGTCGATAGTAAGGTTGTGTAATTCATGAAATTCTCCGCAATAAACGCATTGACAATTAAAGTGCTCTTTAATAGCTCTTCTCCAGAGCCGTTTTGAATCTGAACTTGTCATCGTTATTAAATTGTGTAAGTAGTAATCAGGGTTAGGTAATAATGGGGTCATGCTTTCTTTTTAGTTCTGCTTTTTCTGTTAATAGATGGCTTTTGTTTTCTGCCTTTGGTTTTACTACCCTTATAATGGGCGGCATCCAACCCGTCACGGTTGCCATATGTTCCAAGTTTTCTATTAAGTTTGTTTGCATTGACTCTAATTGCTAGACCTTTAGGTGTTTTATTGTATGCCTTTTGCTGGGTAAGACGTTTCTTCCGAGCTTTAGGGTTTTTCTTGTAGTATTCAGCCGTTTTTGCCATATACTTTCCTCTTAACGAGTGAAGGGTCAACAGTAGGTAAAAGTTTGTTAAGTTTATCTAGAGGACTGCCCTCAAAAGCTACACCTGTAATATCATTGGTTTTTAACCAGTCACAAGCTGCTTTTAAATCTTGTGTAGTTGCTTCTCCGCTTCTTATTCTATGCAGAAAGTCCTCTGTAACAAGATAGTGTAACTCGTTAAAACTTTCTTCAGTTGCTTTTTTAGGAATGATTCTTGTGTTAGTCATTTTTTTTCTATTTGTAAATCTTTACGAGGAAACTTTACATTATATTTTAAGTTTTTATTTATACCTAAAAATTTAGATATATCATATGCGTATGCAGCTGGTGCTCCGCCTTCTACTAGATCAGTTGTAAAACCTCGTAAAGGTTTGTGATTAGACTCATCAACTTTATATGTATCAGTCAGAGTATACCCACCTTGCTCATTAGGTGTAAATTGTACATGACCTAAAGACATGTGAGTTTCTGGACTTTTATTATAAAGTTTTAATAAATTACTTTTTGGGTTGTACTTTGGATTAGGGTCACCCTTTTTACCATAATAGCCATCTTTTAGAAGAAACTCATTTTGCCTCTCAGGGTATTGGTTAGCTAGATGTGCTTCAATAACTTCTTTTCTAACTTTATCTGGTAATTGGGTAATTGTTTTGTTATCAACTGTGCCTCCAGTCAAGTATTGAATATATCTTTTAACATGCTCCGGCTGGCTTTTTAATAGCTTATCACGTGCAGATTTAGTTAGATTATTAGTTATAATAAACTTCAATAACTTACCTTGTGGAGTGTTACGAAATATCGCACCAGCCGTATCATAAGCTATTGTTAATGAATCTCTTTTATTATAAGCTTTAAGATACGGGTCAGTCATTATTCTATTTCCAGTCCTTTTTTAACTATGGCTAGTGCTTTGTCATCTAGCTTGTTATCTGTTTGCTCTACTAGCTTTTCTAGCAGATCAACTACAAATTGTTTAAACTTAGGGCTTTTTAGTCCTGTTAAAACAAGTGGCTTAAGTAATCCTAACATTATTTAGTCTCCTCTTTTTTAGCTTTTGGTGCTTTTTTCTTTGCAGCTGCTACTTTAGCTTTAGCTTCTTCTTCTCTTGCTGCTCTTTGTAATGCGATTGTTGATGGCATAATCTTAAAATAATAAAAATTTCTTGTCTTTTTTAGGCGGATTAACTGTAACTATAGGTACTATATCCTGACACAAGATTGACATATCTGTGTTAGGTTTAATCATAAAACCTTTCTGCATTAATTCCGCACATTTGTGGGCTCGTGTAAGTTCATACTCAAGCCGCATTTTTTCCTCATATCTTGCCGCCATTTGTTTACACTGTTTATAACCCTCTTTATCTAAAGGAATCATAAAATTAAGTTGAAATCCCCAGTTTTCTGCTATAGTATAACTACTAGGTTGCATAAATTCGTCAAATGGTTTGCTGTGATTACCCATATAAAAAGGGCTAAATGTCATAGTAGATCCATTACATTGTATGTTAGGACCATATATTTGACGTGACGATGCACCGTTGTTCTGAAACTGTATAGCTTGATTAGTTACGTTACCAGTAGCAGCAGCTACAGGATTGCTAACATTTGTATCTTCAGCAAATACCGGTGTACTTATTGTGCAAAGATAGAGTAAGAGTTTGTAGTAGACTCTGTTTCTATTGTTCGGTCTATTGATATTGTTTCTATTGTTCCCGCTTCTCTTGTCGTGATCTGTAGATCCCAGTCTGTTGCGTCTGTGGTAACTGAATAGGTTGTGCCTTCTGCACCAATCGCACCACTGGGTGTAATATTTGTACCAGTCCAAGTTTTGACCTCGGCTCCTAGTACGTCGTGTTCTATCGTTTCTGTGATAGTTTGGGATGTTGTCGTTGTTGACTGCATTGACCCTGTTGTGAACTGGGGCGTTACAGTGTTTGCTCTTGCAACTGTGGGTGACAACAGGCTTAAGAGTATTATCCATTTAGTCATGTCTTAGGTTTCTCTTTGTCTTGTTTTTTACCATTGCCAGTGGACAAGCCGAATGTGGCGAGTGCTCCAGTAAATATTGAAGCCGGAAATGTGATATCTCCGCCGGGACTCTTTTTAACCATGGGTAGTTCGACATAATTAAGGGTTATGATAAACCCAGACCAGATAACGACACCAAGACGAACCATCGCCCCCAGTACCACCATCTGTTCTTCATGATCGTCTATTCCTTCTTTGATTCTTTTGAAGAGTCCTTTTTGTTCGTTAGGTTTTTTCTCCATTTGGTGATTTTATCTTGTAGGAATTTTTGGACCTTTTTACGTATCCATTCGATTAATGGCTGTGTAAGCGTTGTAGCTGCCACAGCTGTAATTGCCGTTGTAGCTGCCACTACGACAACCTCTGTTGAAGGTCGAGGTACTGGCTGTTTAATAAACGGTATTTTTAGTGTAGGTGGTTCGGGTGTTTCTTCTACAGTTTTGACAGGCTCTTCTTTGTGATCTCTAAGGTCACTAGGCGGCACAACCATAGGTTTAAAATATGGTACGTCAGCTGTAGGTAACGGTATTTGTATCGTTTCTATCTTTTCAGCATCTGGTAATACTATAATAGGTATTTCCATTAAATTAACCAAGTAACTATTACATATCGAGTGCCTTTTGTTATCTTACTAACTTGATGCGGATACATAAAGTTTGATGGAAAGACTACTACTGAACCCTTAGTGGGTTTTATTTTAAAAGTATTATCCCAGAATCCTAGCTCCCCTCCCTCAAAATCATTGTTGAGTAAGATAGAGCATGATAAAGCTGGTTGCCCAGATCCATGATATTTTAACAAATCTTCTGGTGTTAAATTCATATCAAGAATCGCATTTATTATATTCTGATCTGCAACTGGTCTAAAAATATCTACATGTTGTTTGTAATAATGACCAGTTTTATATTTTAGAAGCTGAAAACCAGTATCATTTTCTACATAAAAATAATTAAAAGGTTTTCTATATTGACTAATTACGTTTTGTATACCATTGCGTATTTGAGTAAGTAATATCTGACGAGTATAACTATTATTACTGTTAGGTAAACTTAGAGATATCTCGTCAACATGTCGAAGATGTGGACTTACTTGATCGCCAACAGCTGCTGGTATGTATTCAGACTCTGCATATTCTTGGATGATTTCATCACATAACTGTTCAGAATAAATATTATCGTAAACTCTAACAAAATCTTGAATGTATTGATTTACTGGCATAGTTGATGATCCCAAGGGTTAAGTAATAATGACACTCGTTTACCTTTATATGTATTAACCTTATGAAATATAGCTGGTGGAAAAATAACTAATCTATGAGTTTTAGGTTTAATTACTAAACCACTTTCAAGTATAAGTTCTCCACCTTCAAGGTCAGATACTTCTAGGTAATAAACAAGTGAACATAAAGGAAAACTTAACTGACCTGTTTTCATCATTAAATTTTCGTCTTTATCTTGATGCCGAGCTAGCTTATTTCCGTTAGTCCATAATTCGTAGCCGACAGCAGTAGATAAATTATAGTATTTTCGAGCTATATCCAATAATGAATCACAAAACTTTTTGTATGTATGTTCTTGATTTAAGTCAAACCAATTAATACATTCTAGTTTGTCTGGATATTTATGTGATGGTAGTACATTATCTAAAATTATAGTAACCATTTTACATCTACCTGTGAATCTCCGTTACCTATAACTCCAGTTGGATGTAAGTTAAAAGCTAATGAATGTCTAGTTACATCATGCTTTTGTTGATCCATATAATGTGTTAGGAAAAACGGAAATACTATTAGTAATCCTGTACGTGGGTAAACTTGATAGTCACTAAATAATCCAGTACTACCTGTAGGTGTCTGCTCAAAGTTATCTATTTTATTTGTAGGATTAATTAACCATAATGGGTTAGCATCTGTGTAATCTTCTCCATAATAAAGAACTCCGCTAAACTGACAATTCTTATGATAATGTGCAGTTATTGATTCTCCTTTACATACTTTTGTTAACCAAGAAGTTGTAATAGTATAATCTTTAGTCAATCCTATAGTCTTAATATATTCAAGAGAAGCATCTAACAACTCTTGTTTAAGCGTAGGATAAGTTTCTAAAATACGATAGTCTTGTGTATATTTACCGTCTTGACCATAATTGTATATAAATCTTGTATCTTTTCTTAGCTCAGAAAAGTTATAGTCTATCTCAGTAGATAGTATTGGAATAGAAAAAGGGCAGAAAATACTCATTATTGTGCAGCTATATAGTTTATATACTCTTGTGTTAAAACATATAACCAGTTACCATCAATGGTTTCTGTTTTATCTTTCAGTGTTTGCTGAAAAGGATTTAGCTCACTTGGGTCATACGATTGCATATCAGCTAGTGTCCAAGGATGAAAGTCATCTGACACAAGAACTCCTTTTGCAATTAGACTATCTATAATTGTTTTTGCTTGAGCTTTGGTATATCCTAGATCTAAAACATCTTGCACAATAAAAGATATGCCTTCTTCATTACAAGGCATCTTAGGATAGTCTCCAGATGCAAAATATTTAAAAAGATCTATGTTCTCCCAGCCTTTTGCTGGGTCAGTAAATAGCGAATAATCAACAGAGCCACATTGGGCTACTTTTGATTCATCGGCTGTTAGGGTATATGTCATGGTGCAGTACCTTGTAAAGTTCCAGATGGTGAGTTAGAAAGACTGATACCGCTAGCTAGTTCTATGTATTTACCAGCAGCACCACCAGTTCCAGATTCATTACCAGAACCTTCACCAGCTTGTCCAAAGCCACCACCGTTGCCACCATTCTCACCGTTTTGACCGTTGAAGTAGTTTTTATTTGGGTCACCAGCAGCTTGTGAATCACATGCAGCACGGATTGCAGTACCTTGATAGCCTTTTGCTGCCCAGTTACTACCACCACTTTCCCTTGGTGCACCGCCAGCACCGTTTTGTCCGTTAGTTGCTGCTACGTTATATCCTTGTCCATTACCGCCGTCTCCACCAGCACCACCGCCACCGGGATGACAGTAATATCCTGACCAAGAACCAGAAGTAACTTGGAACATACCGTTAGTAGTTAAACCACCATCGTCTCCAGCATCGCCGCCGTCTCCGCCGCCGCCACCACCACGAATGGTTCCGGAGTTATTTACGCTTACTCCATTAACAGCTATATAAATAGCAGATCCTCCGGCAGTACCGGCTGAACCAGTAGCAGGCGTTTGACCTTTAGGTGTACCGGAAGCTTTAGCACCCCCAGTACCTCCAAACCCAGAAATAGTACCAAGGTTTTTGATTTCTAAAGTACCACCCATACCAGCTGGTATAGTTAGTGCTCTATTACTTGTACTACCTGTTGCACCTATTTCAGCTCCAGCTGGAATGATAAGGCGTTTAGCGACTGAGTCTGCATAGTCACTACCAAATACTGTAGATGCGTCTACGTTTGTATCTCCGTTACTGACTGTTTGTTCAATAACCTTCGCACCTAGACCTAGAAACATCTGTTGCATTAGCTTAACCCCGAACCTGATATGTAAGCTTGTGAGGCTGCTGAGAACCAAATGGTACACATTCCTCTACCAGCTAAAGTTCTATTACCTGACGTAGCATCACCAGTGTTATATAAAGTTAATCCTGAGCCCTGTGTAATAGTTTGGTTTGATCCGCTGTCGTTAACTATTGATACTGCATCGCCAGCTGAAAACACTGAGTTATTAATAGTAACTCCACCAGTTGATATAAAAATACATTGACCAGCATCAGCAGCTACAGCTACATATGCACTGGTTTCAGCTTGCTTTGGTATAGATCTAACATTACCTTTACCGTCTGTAATAGTTCCAGAGGTAGATATATTCTGACCATTAAGTGCAGTTGCTATTTCAGCACCTGTTTGGTCGGCAGTAGCTGAAGCTTCTATGCCATTTAATTTTGTGTGGTCAGCATCAGTAAATACATTACTGTCAGTTGCAGCTTCTACCTTTGTACGAATAGAAGCATTAGTTTCTGCCGCTTGACCCTGTGATACGTAGTTCCAACTTGCATGAGCTGTGCCACCACTAGAAGGGGCATTACCTGTTGAGTTAGCTACGCATATGTAAGTAGAGAGTACACCAGTATCTGTATATGCTACAAGATCATCAACTACATAAGCAGTTGAGTTATTGTATGTACCTCTCCAGACAAGTTTAATCTTGCCTAAATCTATTGTTGCCATTTTAAATTGTTGCGATTAATTTTCCGTCTGCGTTTACGCTAAAGGTAAACCCTGATGCTGCGAATAATACATCTTCAAATGCTGCATAATCTGCACCTGAGATATTATCTGCACCTTTGTTTGTAGTTGTGACTTGCAAAGTACCGTTTGCTAATCCAGTAAATCCATATACTTCTGCCGATGCTATATTAGTGAGATTAGCACCACTGACAGCTGGTAAGGTAGCAGGGAATCTTGCGTCTGGAATAGTACCAGATGTTAAATTACTAGCACTCAATGCTGTAAGATCTACAGCAGCCCAGCTAAGAACTCCGTTAGCATCAGTCTTTAGAAACTGACCATTAACTATATTAACTGGAAGTGTAAGTGTGTAACTAGCTGCGGCACTGTGAGCTGGTGACTTAATTTTGACACCGTGACTTTGTGCTGAACAGTTTAACTGTAGTGTACCATCAGCTCCTCCGGCTCCACGTATTTCTACAACACCTGTGCCGTTTGGTTCTATTTTAACATTACCGTTAGTTGTTGTTGTAGTAACTTTATTTGCTTTTAAATCTACATCAGCACCAAACTCAGCTGTTGTACTTGTGATCTCTAATTTAGTAGATCCACCAGTCTGTACTTGTAAGTTACCTGTACCAGCATCATTAATTATAGAGTTACTACCATTATGGAAGATTTCTAGATCTGATCCTGTACCAAGCTTTAGTTTAGCGTTGTCTTGGTATACGTTATCACCACTAAATGTATTACCAGTTGTAGAAGCAAAGTTACCACTAGCTGTTACACCACCTTGCCAAGAACCACCGTTATAAACTTTTAGTTCGTTAGCAGTAGTGTTAAAGTATAAGTCACCTTCTGCTAGTGCATTACCACCACCATCTGTTGATGGGTTAGAAGATGCTACTTGATATGTGTCACCAAAGTTGTTAACAGAAGATATGTTAGCAGACGCATTATTGATGCTTGCTATGTTTGTAGCTGCTGTATTTACGTTTGTTATAGAACCAGCTACTGTTGTTACATTAGCGTTGTTACCAGCAACCGCTGTTACGTTTGAACTGATACCAGCAACTGTTGTCACATTACTAGCTATACCAGCTACAGTTGTAACCTCTGTTGCTTTTGGTGATAATCTATGAAATGTATATGTATGTAATGTAGTAGTTGTTTCTACTAAAAATCCAAAGCCCGAAGCTATGGCAGATGGTACTCCTGTAATAGTAACAGTATTACCAGACCCAGCTCCGTTCGCAATAGTAACTGTAGTTCCGCTTGGTGTTAAAGTAGTTGATGCTGCTTTAACTGACACAATAGTACCAGCTCCGTTATTAACATCAGGGTTAGCTGTAGGAAAACTTGTTTCGTTTGCAATCGCTACAAACCCACCTACATCATCAACTAAGTCTATAATACGAGCATCTATAGCTGCGGTAGTAGCAACTTTATTATCTGCTGCTGTCCATGTTTCTCCAGACTGTATTTCTTCAGCACTTGCTAAGTTATAAAATCTAGCGTCAGCCTCTGCTTCTGTATAGTATCTGTTGTCTAACTGTCCAGCGTCTAGTTCTGTTTCTGTGTAGTATCTATTATCAAGAGAACCACCAGCAATCTTAGCGTCAGTAATAGCACCGTTTGCTATTTTACCAGTTGTAATCTGAAGATCTCCGATGTGGGCTGTATCTATACTACCATCTACGTAATGCTCAGAGTCAATTTGGTCGTCTGCAATCTTAGCACCTGTT